ATTCCCATTGACCGTCCTTGTAAACTACACTGGTTACCTTGACGCCGTAGTTAGAGGTTGTATAACTATCTCTAGGAAAGAACCCGTTGACGAACATATCCCCAAAATCATATCCTTCAGAGTTTGGTGAAACTACGATTAATCGTTCCCCTCTTGTATCATCGTAAGGACAGTTGGCCAATATTACCTTCCACCCCTTCTCCAGCAGCTTACCGATACGCCATAGAGTGTAGGAGATACCCATCAAATCCTTCTTGAATATGAGTTCCCCCTTCTTCTCAATCCAATCAGCATCTTTAGGAACAAAGTAAGTGAAATCCTTGTCGCCATTGTGAGCAGTGTCAGTCATCTTGGATACATCTGCCCACTGTTTGAGAAAGTTAGCATAGAGTTCCTTCTTCCCCTCAAGTGAAGAATGTGGGCGAGGAGCATCTCCAATCATATCTGCCCAGAAACCATCAGAACCATAAGCAGACTTCGTCAATGGCTCTAGATACATATCACTATACAACTTCTTAGGAATTGAGGAGGTAAAGGACTTCCAGAACTTTACAAAGACACCATAAGAGGTGTTCTTATAGACATCTCCTCCAAGAATTGGTTCCTTCTTGACTTTGAACACCCTCTTCTTAGGGGGTTCTTCCTTTGGTTCTGGCTTTGGTTCTACCTTGGGTTCCTCCGGCTTTTCTTCAACTTGATTGGCAAAATGGCTCTCTAGAATTGATGGGATTGTAGTCTCTGCCTCAACAGACATTTGCTCTTGGGGCTTCTTCCAGTCCTTACGAGCCTTCTTCTGGTCATCAGTCTCTTGAGCCGATTTGGCTTTTGGTTGTCTGGCTAGAGTAGCAAAATGGTGCTTGATAAAAGGACTGGCTCCATAGGCACCCTTACTATTACTGCCCTTCTGACCCGGAGTGGCCAGTTTAGAATACTCAAACTTAGCCTTCTTACTCATTCTACTGCCCGGGGCGAGTTCCCACGTAGGATTGCCATAAGAACCCTTGTGCTTATTACTATTCTCCCACATTAGACGACGAATAAATCCAGATGCCTTGCTCACACCCTTCAACCCCCCTTTTAGTTTACCCTTTAGGGTAGGTTTAATCATCATAGCCTCCTTGAGTTTCTTCTTCATTGATGGAGGAACTGCCGGGTTGTTGTAGAAGGCCTTGAGCAACTTAGCATTCAGATGTGCCAATGTCCATGGTGATTTAGAGTTAATATAACGCTTATCTTCTGCTATACCACTTCCCTCCAATGTATGAAAATGCTCTTCCATTCTAATTATGTGCGGAAAATAAATAAAATACATATATCCCGGCAAAGTATATGTCTTATTGGGCTTGGGTTTGTAATTCTCAATGGCAAGGAACTGTTAAAACATTCACTCTGAGGGTTCCCTCAATCCGTCATGTTATAATTCAAGATGTCAAGTTTAATCCGAGATTTATGGAAATAGAGATATCCGGTTATATCAAGCCAGATAATAATATAGGCTCTCAATATAATGACCCAATCCACTCGCAACGCACATCTATCTATGGCAGACCACAGAGCAATGGAGGAGCAGATGGAAAGACACAATCCAGTAAACCCCAAGCAGATGGTGAACAATCGTAGGGAGAACACAATGAGGATAAGGGGAATGGGTGCTACTCCCTCAATGGGTCTCAGTGAGTTCCGTGGAGGTAATCTACTTGATGACTTGAAGAATTTGAAGGCGGTGAGTGCGAAGAGGAAGGCTGAGAGATTGGCTGGTGGTGCCTTCAAGTTTAATACGTCATATCCCACCGGTATGCCAACCTCTGTCAAGCCATTACCCGGTGAAACCCGTAGAGGTGGCTCAATTGGTCGTCGTGCTGAACCCTCAAAACTCGTGAGGGCAGAGGCTTCCGAGGCACACCAGATGGGACATGCTCTAGGAAAGCATCTTGCTTCCCTACACGGTGGCTCTTACCACAAGCAGTTTTGTGATGGTATGATGGAGGGTGGTGGCCTCTGGGATAGCATCAAGAACCTCGGAAGCAAGGTGGCCAATGAATTCACAAATCCCAACTCAGTTATGAGAACCAAGGTTGGCCATGAGTTCTCTGACCCCAACTCAGTCCTCAGAGGTGAAGTAATTCCTATTGGTGCCAAGGTTGCGCAAGTTGCCCAGCCCTTCCTAGATGCTGGTGTTCCCGGCTTAGGGACTGCCGTTAATATGGGCTTTAAAGCTGCCAACTATGCGAATGAGGGAGCCAAGATGGCTGGATATGGTAAGACTGGAGCCTATGAAGGAATGGGAATGCGCAAGCAGAAGAGAGCGCCCGCTGGCGCAAATGATGGCAGACGTAAACGTGCTGAGATTGTCCGGCGAGTGATGAGTGAGAAGGGAATGAAAATGATTGAAGCCTCCAAATACGTAAAGGAACATGGGTTATATTAAATTCTAAAGTCAGAATATAAGATGTCTTCTGCTTCGCTTCAAGACAGTTGGTTAGCACCGGTATCCCTTGCGCCCAAGGCACTAGCGGTCTCTGGTGTTCCCGTTACGGGTCTGGACGCTGCTGGTAATCAGTTAAACCAAGAGGCTAAAACCCAAGTTATTAGAGTTGGCACCGGTGCGACCAACTTAAGGGCTGAGGGCGCATTTATTACTTATGACGAGAGGTCAAAGCAATGCTCTTTTTTTGATAGAGTAGAACTCAATCCCGTCCAACTTCAGAATGGGTTTTTCTCGTATAACCTCCCTTTTCGCTTTGACCCAGACCCCCCGGTTATTTCCGTTGCGTCCCTAAGAAGCGACGTGAGCGCACTCGTAGATAACATAACAACTACTAATGTTAATGGAAGTCTAAGATTACCTAGCACCCCCTACAATACTTCGTTCCAAATCTCTGGTTATGGAACATTCATTCAACCCCAAACTATATTCGTTCCACCCGGTGTTCAAGATATTGTTCAGAATGTTCCAGTCCCCGTTTTCCCCGATTACCTTTCTTCCCTACTTCCCGCTGTTTTTACAACACCCGCTGATTTAAACCCCGATTTACCCGCTATAATTAAGATTGGTTGGGCGCCCTTAAAATCACTTCCCAAGAGTATCAACGTAAACATCACCCAGTATAATTTCTCTTTTTGGGTATCAAGCGACCCCAGTTCAGACCCCAATACCGGTGTGAAAGTAGCAGAGTGGACTGGTGTTCCCCTAGGGTCAGATGCGCAAGCAGTTGGTTCAGAGAGTTGGAACCAGTTCAAAGAGGTGCCAGTGTTTCTAGAGGCTGATACTACTTACAGTATGAGAATACAGTGGGGGTGGCCTCTCGGCCCCGGGCCGTATTATAATAGTCCCATTACTACTACCCTAATAGACTTGGACAACATCGCTTATCACTCTACTAACCCCCTCGGCCCCACTTCATTCAGTGCCTCTTCTACCTACACCCCTTCTGCCCAGACTTTACGTTTAACAAGCCAAGTTGCGTCAGCCTCAGCAACCTCCCATAGGGTTTTGAGGTATTAGGATTTCCATCATTTATAATCTAGCATTCTACTATAGAATGTCTGCCTTTGGAACTGCCAAGTTCCCGACGACTTCCCTAAGACTAGGTATGCCGTCGGCATTTCAAAATGCTTACTCAAAATTAGGAGATGCCCCTAGGTTTGCTCCAGAAACGGTTACTGGGCAACCAGATATCAGTGTTGGAGATGATTTCCAAGCCCAGTGGCACCAACAGAAGAAAGCAGATGCGCATCATATGTCCAGAGCCAAAGTCCAATCCACAGTTAATATGTATAACAGAGCAAACTCTGCCCCTAACAATTCCCCCGGCCATCAGCAACCCGTTCTTAGTCAGAGAGTATTTGCTAACCCTTCAATGGCTTCTGGTGATTTCATATCTGCGAGACAAGACTATGCCTCTGCCCCCTTTTACTTCTCTGATAGCCATGGCGCCTCTGGTGGCTCTCATTGTATGGGAGGCTCAAATGGACGTCTAGTTGGAGGTGTGCTACGCTCTGCGCAAGGGCAATCCTATGGTATGTCTCTCCTCCAGAAACGTCTCCAAGACTTTGAGGCTATTGCGCAGAAGGCTGAAGAATTCCAGAACCCCGGTGTTCCCATGGTGAATGGTGAAGAGGCAGAGATGGGACAATTGGGCGCAGATGCCGTTCCTCTCAAGAACTATAGCAGACGTGCGCAAGGTGTATCTTCCTTTGCTGGTGAACTCCCTCTTGCCAGTCAAACCCTTGGAACCGTTGCTAATGTAGAGTTATCTCAACTCTTACAGAATGTTCTGGATAGCATCTCAGATGGTGAGGGTGATGATAAGGGTGTAACCCGTTTGACATACTCAGATAGCACTCGTGCCTTTGCGCTTATGGTGCGCCTTGCTACCACTGGTGGGGCAGAGGATTTATCAGATGTTCTAGAGTATCTAGATGGAACCTCTGCTGAGGACGGTATCATTCCTAAACTACGTGCGCTCACTCAGCGCCCTATTACTGATGAGGCCAAGGGAAACCAAGAGATGTTCATATCTCTCCTAGAATTCTGGGAACGTGTAAAGGTTTACTTGACCAAGATGGTTCAGACTGTTGGTATGCCCGCCAAGAACCGTATGGCAGCTTCTCAAGCCTACATCAAGTCCCTTGGTTTCACCAAACTCTTCAAGGGACGTCTACCCGAGGAGTTCATTGAACGTCAAGATGCCCAGCAAGCACAAGATATCAAACGTGGAGCGCATTTTCCCGGTGCCGGCCCCGGCGCTCCTAGAAGACCCGATGGCCAAGGAAGACCCGATGGAAGAGGTGCTGGGAAACCCATCAGACGTGAGGACACTCAACACGGATATGTTGGGCCGGGTGGTGCTGAGTTCTCTAATGATGATAGACAGAGATTTGCCTATGCGTCTGGTGAATTCCCTACCGGTGGCCGTGGAGTTGATGAGGAAGTTGGAACCAGAGAGGGTGAATTGGGCGCAGAGGAATACGAGGCTAGTGCCTTAACCACAAATTCCTCAAATGACGGCCCAAGATTATCCAGCATGATGTCCCCAGTAACTGGTGAATGGGATATTCGTGCGCCTCGTGCGCCTATACCCATTGGTAATAGGAGAATGCCCACATTCTTGACACCAGATGCCGTTGTGCCAGAAGATGAAGATATTGCTCAAAGGCGTGGAGAGCAACTACGTGAACCTCAGCCCAGAGGTGCCACACCAGCACCAGACCATCTTCCCGCTTTCCTCCAGAGCAGAAGTGATTTACCTAATACCATCTCTGGCCTACAAGAAATGGCAAGGAGAGTAAATCAACACTATGGCAACAACCTCCCCGACGGTAAGGGTGCCATCAATGTTGGCGCAATGAGCAAGGTGCGCTCTGTGAAGTCCAATTTCACAAGACGCCTTGGACTTCCTTCCTAACCATAAGTAGATGAGTATCCTCGATACAAAAGAATATCCTACAGAATACCCCCCAGAAGCAGTCAGAGTTTTGAATACTATGACTATTCCCGGCTCACAACTCAAGATACTTGGTTCAGCCTCCCTTAAATCCCAGAAGTATGCTGGAGACTATGATGGTTATGATGTTGCTACTGGAGACTTGGCCTCCTTAATTGGGGAATTCCAAGGAATTGTCAGAAAGTTGAAAACACTCCCCCATGCTTATATAGGAGATATCAAGGCTGGCGAGGTAGAAGACTGGCGAGTTGTCCCCCCTAATACCAAAGACTGGAAGGCCAAAGCAACTCATAAAATTGAACACCTTCTCAAGTCCGGCATTATAACCTCTAAAGAGGCTCAAGAAGCCCCTCTTGACAACTATCTCATTGCGAAGAACTCTATTAAGTTCCACGTTATCCGTTGGACACCCGAGGAAGTCCTCCAAGGACACAAGCAGATTAGAGATGGTTCTACGTATACTCTTGAAGCTGCCTTCCATGCCCCAGCAGTCGTTAAGGTTGATGTTATTGGCAAAGTGGGTGAGAAATACACTGACTTCTCTGTTATCTATGAATTCCACGATGCCAATGGAAGGCTCAACAAGTTCCCCATGGAACCAACGGCATCAATCAAAGAAGATATCAAATACTACACTCTCATTGGGAACCCTTTCAAGGCAGTCAAACGTAAGTTTGCCCTTGCCAAACTCCAGAACGACTTACCAGCCCTCAAACGCTACAATAAAATCATCAACTCGGAATTAGGCAAACTCTATCTCGTCTATTCTGAGGTCAAGACCCTCGCAGACTTGCTAGAGGAAGGCAAAGATATCTCTGGCATCAAGGCCAGACTGAAGACCCTCGGACTTCCTCAATCACTTGAGGCAGACATTGAAAAAGTGAAAGACAAGTCTGACTACCCTATACTCCGGCATATTGAGGCTCAAGTTCTTGAGCATCTGTCCAAGGGAACCCGTCTTAAGGGGGGTGGCTTCGCCAACGCTTATTCTCCATATAAGCCCTAAATGTCTTTTTCGTTTTTTTAAAAATCTTCACCCCTTATATAGATGCCCAGCCTTTCGTTTGACCAAACCAAAGGTGCCAGACCAATCGCATTAGTCAAAGGTGGCCGTGATGATAACAAGGTATTATATATCCACGAGGATAACCACAAAGGCTCCAAGCCCAAACATGAAATCAGAGCCAACGACTACCAGACTGAACTTCGTGATGTCAAGCCAGCAGACAGAGTGAAACTCATTCAAAGGCTCCAAGAGGCACATGATAAAGGCCTCACTTCCGACCAATTGGTTGGTGAGAGCGTCTTAGGAAAGCAACTCTTTGAGCGTGTATGCTCCGACGCCCAGAAGGCCACTTGTATTGATTTACCGGAAGGCTCTCAGTTCCAGTTGGTGCCATCACCAAACCCAGAACGCAGAGAAGTATTCTACATTGCTGGTGCTTCCGGCTCTGGGAAGTCCTACATAGCAAAGGGCATTGCCGAATGCTATAAAAAACTGTTTCCCGACAGAGAGTGTTATTTGATTTCAAAGTTGGGTGAGGATAGCACTCTAGATGCCCTCACATTCCTCAAGCGCATCAATATTCAATCATTCATTGACGACTACCCAGAGTTAGATGAATTCCAAGATTGCCTCGTTATTTTTGACGACTACGACACTTTAACTGGCAACGCAGAAAAAGTTGTGTGTAAGTTAATAGATGACCTCGCTACTATGGGGAGGCATACTAATACTACTATGCTCTGCCTATCTCACTACCTCACAAACTACAAGAAGACCCGTTTGCTCCTCAACGAAGCAACCCATATCGTCGTATATCCTATGGCGACCAGTTTCCACGCCCTTGGCTACCTCCTCAAGACGCACATCGGCATGACCAAGAATGACGTCAGAGACTTGAAGAAGATGGGACGTTGGGTCTGTGTTTATAAACATTATCCACAATGGCTCGTCTCGCCTCAACATGCCCGGGTGTTGATTAATTGAATTATTTTGTTAGCCTCTAATATAAGATGTCTCTCGCTGGTTTACAAGATAGTTGGGGCGGTGGTGCTGGTGGTGGTGGTGGTCAAATTGACTTACCTTCTGCCTCTTTGTTTAGCAATCCTTCTACAACTCCTCCTAACCAATCTGGTTATCTCATTCAACCCGGCACTGCTGGGGGATTACCCTCTGGATTAATCAGATGGGATATATCTTCTTTTCTTCCAGAATTAGGTGTCTCTACTATTCTAGACCCCCCTAATGACCCAGTAACTACCCGGAGTGGCCTAGTCACTGCTACATTCGCTTTCAGAGTTGCCCCCGGTGCGGTAGTGCCGACTGTTGGTGGATTGTCTGTAACATTTGGCACTCTGGCTGGACAGCCTACTAGCGCAGATGTTACTACTATTTTCCCGGTTTCAGAGGTTAATGGTGTAACTGACCCTATAACTGGCACCCGCAATAACATTCGCAGCTTTACGAGTGTTATAGAGACTACTAGTGCCACTGAGTTATTCATGTATGTGGGTTATGTCGGATTTACAAACCCTTCTGAGATGTTAGTAACACCACTTGACGTTTACATATCCCCTTTAGCACCTCTCACCCGTGTTGCTGGGTTTGTTCCTACACCCACTTTAGTGGTATAAATTCCTTCACTCAATATTCAAGCCCTTATCACCCTCTTAGAAGAGATTGATATGAACTTGGGACTTATCTGGTCAGATTGCCAGAATTATGACTTACTCCCTCCCTTAGAGGAACAACGTAGGAAACTCATGAATATTATTCAAACTCTTGAAAATCTAGAGAAGAAAAAATAGCCCGGGTTGCGGGGTAGCCCCGGGTTGCCCAAATCGCAGACTTTTCTATGACCATTTTTTACTCTATGGTTTTTTGAGGAGGAAAGGACAACCCGGAAGTCCCAAAAAACACTAAAAATAACTAGAACACAAAAATCTCAAAAACACAGTTTTTTTGGGGTTGCCCATTCCGCCATCTTTCTGGAAATTGCCTTTTTATAGAAAAGTTTGCGGTTTGGGCAACCCCGGGCAACCCCGAGAAAACGGCGGCTACAAATAGATGGAGACGCACAAAGAACATCTTCTGAAAGGCATAGGGATACCCCCTACAATGCCAATGTCCAAGGAGTATCTCTCACATTTGTTCAAGGTTCCAATAAAGGCATTGAATGAGATATACAAGAGGGGTATAGGGGCATGGAAGAACAATATCTCATCTGTGAGATTACAGAAGGATTTCAGTAAGAACCCAAATACTAAGAGATATCCAAGGGGCGCACGGTTAGGTAAGGAGCAATGGGCAATGGCGAGGATATACAGTTTTCTGGATAAAGGAAAGACGTATCATACGGCAGACGCAGATATCGCCAAGAAATACAATCTATAATCCAATAAGAATGGACAATTCAACCCTTATAAGCGCTGGATTATCCACAAGTGTTGTGGCTGGCCTCTTGATAGCATACAAAGTCTTTAGTGCCATCAAGGGTCGTCGTCTTGTGAGTGATTGTTGTGGGAAGATGTATGAGGTGGGGGTAGATGTGCGTGATATGCCTCATACTCCAGACAATCAAGAAAACCCAAATCCTCCTTCTGCTCAGAGGGTAAGGGGGGTTGCGTTCTCAGAAAGTCAGAACGGACATCTTCAAGAAGACGAAGAGCATCTTGGGGACACAAGAAGGAGGCAATCTGAGCAAACGCATCTTCCTTTGACAGTTGGGGGGGTAGCGACCTCTCACGTATCCGTTGTTCCAACCACATCTGTGTCCAAAGGATTTGAGAGACAGACAAGTTTCCAGAGTGTGCGAGTATCTTCTTTGCCTCTGAGCGGGGGAGCGTCAGTTTTAGGGGTTTGAAGCATTCTAATTCTTTTGCCTCTGCTTTGAGCAGCTTAGGTTTCTTTAAAGGGGATACCCACATTTCTATATCTACTATAGATGGAGGAATTAAATGAGATTAAAGACTACCCTCTAGGAGACGACGATATCCGCAAAATCTTAGGCAATGACATAAAGATAATCACATATCCAATGCTTGGTAAGATGAATGATATCAGTGAAGCCTTTGATGCCAAAGGGAGATGTATCATGTTGTATCTGACCCACTCTGAGCATAGTGGCCATTGGGTTTGTATGTTGAATAAGCCCGGCGAGATAGAGTATTTTGATAGTTATGGGGAACCTCCCGAGGAACCCTTTTCTGATGTCCCAAAGGGTAAGTTGGCTCAGATGGACGAGGCATACCCTTATCTCACGGAGTTGTTGAGGGCAAGTGGGAAGAAGGTGTCATATAATCACTATGCGTTTCAGAAGACCCGGGAGGATATCAATACATGTGGGAGACACGCAGTAGTGAGGTGTTTGTATGCGCCCTATTCATTGACGAAATACAAGAAGGTGATGGATAGCACTGGAATGTCTCCGGATAACTTTGTGAGCGCACTTACTGCGCAGAAACTTGGTAAATAAGACGAAGTCATAGCCAAATAATATATAGAAGGGATATATAGAGATGAGCCGGTCGTATCAAAGCAACTGGGAGAGTATTGGAAACACATCAGAACCAGACATTCTGTATTACAATGCGTCAATTGTGAATAACAACACTGATGACTTGGTAAACGGGTTTGCGTTCCAAGACCCCCTTATCAAGTTTAACGAGACGAGAGACCACTCAATTGTGGGCGACGCATCTAAGTATCAATTCAGTATCGTCCGGTTCGTAGTGAATGGAGGCAATCTGGATTTACCTCTGTTCATTCCTTCAATCCAGAGTGGCACTGGACAGTATGACCCAAATCTCACAGAGTATGGGTTGGGTATTAGTCTACGGCTTTCCTTGACGAACGTTGACGAAACGGTTACCGCATACGCAGTCGCCCCTCCTATTACCTATGTGATGTATGTTCCAGAGAACTTCAATCCTCAGTTGGCACCAGTTCCACAAGCACCCTCCTCACCCAATTTCGTGTATAACGTCAATTACGGCATATGGGATAGCACATACACATACTCCCAGAAGGATATAGTAACTATTAGCGACGCATACACAGTGTTCTACCAAGCACAGATATCAGTCCCAGTTGGCACACCCCTCAATGGAACATACACGGTTACTACACCCTCCGGGACATCAATTCTCCCTTATTGGCGCCAAGTCGGCCCAGAGTTAGGGAGACAACAAGATGTCTCATCACGGTATTACTGGGTCTCAACATTCCAACATATGGTTGATTTGGTCAATACGGCATTAGACACGGCAAACCAAGCAACATTTGAGGCACTCTTAGCAGCTTGGATAGCACATGGTGCCGGGAATGACGCAACCAATTTCCCCTATGCTACTGCTGGAGTTCCGGATTATCTCTCCTACGCAGCCCAGTTCCCGGCACCTCGTATGAGTTATAATAGTGCCAATGGCCTATTCAGTATAGTCTACCCAAATGCCTATCTGAACCTCGGGGGTGATACACAACCCAAGATTGGCCTCTGGTTCAACGCAAACACGTATGGCCTCTTTGCTAACTTCCCGAGTGAGTATTACAACACAAGTCTTGGTGATAGGAGTTTGAGTGGCCTTGGCGCAACAAGCGGCCCATTTACAGTTGGGTATTCATACCGCATGAACGTCCAGTATCTCAATAACGGGGCAAACGTATCACCACCACCTACGGTAAATGCTGTATACCCGGCCTATCCAGAAGGATACAGTCTAAATCTGATAACGATGACCCAAGAGTATATTTCTACAAGCACGCTCTGGTGTCCGGTGGATAGTCTAGTGTTCGTCAGCAACTTGCTACCTCTCCAGAATGAGCAAACGGCACCTCCAAACGCATATGGCCAAGGGAATGTAGGAAACTCTACGGCAGTAGCCCAGAGTGCGTTCCAACCTATCATAACAGATGTGGCTCAGAACCTAAGTTCAGACCCAGCGGGTTGGCGCAAGATGTTATACTACTCACCAACGGCAGAGTATAGAATGGCAGACTTCCAAAATAGTAAGGCAGAGATTAAGAATATTGATGTCCAAGTCTTCTGGAAGAACCGTCTCAATAACCAGTTGTATCCTCTGTCAATGTATAACTTGTCGAGTGTTTCTATTAAGATTATGTTTCGCAAGAAGAATGCGTCATATTCAATGATTAAAAATAACTAGTTTTTCATTCCCGGATTAGAGTAATCCACAGATGAAAGATAAAGCACAAAATAAAAAATCTACAGACCAATTATAAGATGAGCGCTGATATCCAGAAGGAGAGCGTATTTGATGACCGTATCATTCAGTCTCCCCCCAAGTATGCGGTTGAAAAGGGCGCACTTTCCTTGACGAATGCCCCCTTTAACGCAATCGCAGCCACAGCCTCTCAGCAGACTTTTAACATCTACGTGCCTTCCGAGAACGTTTTCGTAGATAGGGCGCTCCGGTGGAGTGGCACTGCGTATTTCAGCATTTCCGTCTTGGCAACCACGGCATGGCAGAACTCCGTTTCCCCCGCTGGAGATTACGTTACACCCCTCTTGACCTACGGCCAAGATGTTGCCCTAGCACCCCTACCCTTGAACTACCTCTGTCAGACTATGACTGCCACCATTAACGACACTACCTCTGTGATTAACTCCCAAGATGTGTTGATGGAGGTGATGCGTCTAACCAACTACAAGAAGAACCTTCTCCAGCGCACTTGCCCCACAATGTTGGACAAGTATCAGTGGAACGGAACTGGCCTACGCACGGTGAATGACCCTATGGCTGGTTTTGCTGAGGCCATGAACGTGGACGAGCAGCCCAACGGTGCCTTCCAAGGGTTCTTCTGGACTGACCCCGCTGGTAATAACCTTGCTAACCCCGGCGCCTCTGGTTTCCAGACTGACCCCGCCTCTGGAAACACCTTTGGTTCCTATAGTGTAACATCTGGCGGAACAACCACAGTGGTGAACTACGTAAATGGTGTCCCCGTGTGGGTAACACCCTCTGGAGGTGTAACAGCAGACATTACCTACCCTCTATACTTTGGCTTCCGTAGCACTGAGAAGTTGGTTCTCTCTCCTTTCGTCTTTGCTGATGATTGCGAGGACGACACTGGCCTCTTTGGTATCAATAACATTCAGTTAATCATGAACTTCAAGAGTGGGGCAGCTCTCCAGCGTATTCTTCGCACACGCTCCAACGGAGGCCAACCTACCACTGGTGCTGGCTCTTTTGGTGGCTACCCTACTGGCACAGCCCCAAGTGTTGTGGCCAACAGTCTCCAGTGGAATACCGGTGCTACTGGTGGTGTTTGGTCTGGAGCAGTCTTGAACGTTCAGTTCTTGACACCTTCTTTGGACGTGCCTCTACCCCCTAAGAGTGTAGTTCCCTACATGGAGTTCCCTCGTTATATCACTCAGCAACAGAATGGAATTGCTAACCCCGGTGTAATCCAGTTACAGTCTCAGACCATCACTTTACCTCAGATACCCGATTTGCTCATCATTTACGTGAAGGCAACCCAAGCAACTGGATATCCCGACCCCCAGTCTTCTGAGTATGCTGATTGCTATATGCCCGTGGCCAATGCGTTCAACTCTTCAATCAAGAACCCTTTGAACATTAACTTTGATAACTTCTCCGGTCTCCTATCTTCCCATACTACTGAGGAACTCTACCAGATGTCTGTGGCTAACGGTCTCCAGATGCCTTGGAACGTCTGGTCTGGCCAAGCCTACTCTGAGAACGCAGTGGTTGCTGGCCAAGCCTCTTACAGTGCGTCTATCGGTAGCCCCCCCGTTGCTACCACAGTTCCCGCAAATCCCTATGTGGTTGCTGGTGCCTTGCGTTCCACCGTTGGAGGTTTCCTAGTGTTGAAGCCTTCCAAGGATATCACTCTCCAGCCCGGCCAAGCACCTTCTCTAGTGGGTAACTTCACTCTCCAGTTCAACTTGTCTGTAGTGAATACCTTTGGCTACCCCGTTACACCTACCCTCTACGTGATTACGGCCAACTCTGGGTTCTTTGAGAGTATCCGTGGTTCCTCTCGTATCATCAAGGGTGTGCTATCTGAGCAAGACATCATCTCTGCCCCTATGTCCTCTGCCCAGACACGCTCTGGTCTCAACCGCTTGGTTGGTGGCTTCTCCTTCTCTTCCCTTGCCAATATTTACAACAAGGCGAAGGACGTGTATGAGAAGACAAAGCCAGCAGTCTCTGCTATCAGAGGCGCACTTCCCGATAGTGGCATGATGGGTAAGGTGAAGGGCGCACTTGGTTCTGTAGGATATGGGGGTGATGGCATTGGCGCTGGAGGTTCAATGGGTGCTGGAGGTTCCCGTCGTCGTGGCCTCTCTGCCCGGTTGATGTAAAGGGCATAGCAATAACGATTAAAATAAAATTCTCATATATTAGTATATTATGGCTTCTACGCTCTCCAATTCCGTTGTGGTTCCTAGGAGTTTAGTAACCCAGCCAGTTCCTCTAACACGTCAGACTACCGGCCCGTATGCGAACCTCGGGCAGTTAAACGGCCCACCATTATGGCTCCCTACCCTCGCATACACCCCGGGACAACAAGTCTACTATAATTCAGCGGGGTATTCTTCTCTCGCTGCTAACTACCGTTGTATTGCGAACTCCCCTGCTGGGACACCCCCAGCAGATAACACTGGTTTGGTAGACCCTAGATGGAGTTATCAGTGGGGTGGAGAACCCGCATGGAATGCCGCAACCCAGTATCAACCCGGTGATGTAGTCTCATACACTACAACACAAGCAGAACCCGGATTGTTCATGTGTCTACAGCCAGCAAGAGGTCAAGGCACAACCGGCCAAGTCCCCACACCCGGTGCTACTACAGCATACTGGAAGGTAATGTCAAGCACTGGTGGAGGAGGAGGTGGAGTAGCAGCAGTAGCAGCTTCAACTGGCATAGTAGTTACTACACTCAGTGGCACTGCTACAGTCAGAACCAACATTGCTTCCACTGCTACCAGTCCCTCTGGTCTCAACTCTGGTCTCAATGTAACTACCGCTACTGCTGGAGGAGGTATTCAAGTCCAGTTATCTACGGCAATCGCACCCGGTGCTAACGCTAATAACACTGCCTCTCCCTTGAACAGTGGCCTTGTGATGTCTAATGATACCGTTCTGAATGGCCTCGTGTTAAGCACAGACCTCAAGTCTGGCGAAGGTGTTACAGTTGCTAACAGTGCCACTGGCACTGGCCTTACAGCATCTCTCGCACTCACCGTAGATACTACACTTGTCAAAACCACGAGTGGCACTGACAACACCGTCGCCCTAGGTGTAGCCCTTCCCACAAGGGCATTAGGGCGTGCGCAACTGGCCTCCCCATCAGCAACCTTCTCATGCCCAGTAGGCTCTAACCCGCTCACTTCAGTCCTAATGGTAACACCCCGTTCAGCACTGGCATTTGATAGTGGTGGTGGGGCAAGTGGTCATTGTCAATACAACCTAATTACAAACCACAGTGGAAGTGAATGGACAGTATCAGTAGCGCTCGCATTCGGGACACCACCTAGTCCTCTCCCATCATTTGATTTTTCATTCGCTTTAGTCGGCACTTAGTAGATGGATATCCTAGAGTTCATAGCAACAATAAAGACACTCCAGTCATTTCCTAAAAAGGACATGAATGGATTGTGTGTAGAGACGACTACCATAAAATCTTCAGAGCAAGATTGTTTGGTGAAAAAGGGTTCTTCTGCCAATCCCCCTTCATCTTTGAATGCGACTTCTGGAAAGTATTTTGCTTTTTGCTCGCAGTTCCAGACGGCACTTTTTGAGAAGCCTCCATGTGAGAATAAATGAGATGGTCTCCGTATCCAACCTTTCCGAAGGCTACCATTCGTCCGTTCTCATCTGGTATGGCTAACTTATGAACACCGTCTTGCGCAAATCCAAGGAGTTTAGAAGGGTATTTATAAGCCTTGGCTCGTCGCTTTGCCTCATTGAGGTATGCCGACGGTTCAATTCCAGCCTTTCTCAATTGAGTATAAAATTTGTTGGCTCCACCTCGCCCTCCGGTGCCAGCACCCTCCATTGCTACGTTAACGTAGGCACCAGCATCTGTGATTGCCCTTGCGACGGGTGCTACGTATGACGGGAGTTTAGAGACAATATTGGTTACATCTTGTTTAATGAATTCTCTAGCTGCCGGTGTCATAACACCATTGGCATTGAGCAGACCAGCAATGAAATCTTGGCAATTGGCTCTAAAGGGGTCATAGAGAAAAAAAGCATCTCTTCCTAAGAGGTTTTCCCCTTTCTCAAGGAACCTCGCAAGTGTTTCATTGGGTGTAGGGGCATCTTGGACTTCTGTGTCCGGCATCATAGGTTTAGTGGCACCAATGTTGAGAACCTCATTCTTCTCAATGAGGACATGATGACGACTACCAGCATTCTCTACGGTTGCGACGAGACCCAAGTGGAAGAGTTTATCATAGTTAGCATCACGTCTTGCTTTGTCCCATTCACCCAAGGAGAGAATATTGAAGGCGACATGAATGGCACTCTGGACTACATCTCTACGCAACTGGAGTTTCACAATCTGCCAGTCTCCGTATTGCTCGATAGTTTTTCTGGCTGAGGGAGGATAGTCTTTGCGAATTCCTTTGGAGACATCTGTGATGCGTCTCCTTACGATACTATCGGGATTGACGAACTCATTCACAACCTTTCTGGGATTGAAGGCATCTTTGATGATATCCCAGATGCCGGCTCCAACGAGGCCTTTTCCAGAGAGTTTCTGGAGTTGCCATTCAATAATAACCTCATTCCTTTCCGCATCGTTCAATGCCTCCATAACCTCATTCTCTTCCATCATCAATTCTAATTTCAGCCTACCTATTTCTTTTCTCTCAGCAACCAGCCTAATATATCTTTCCAACCTCTCGTTTAGAGTTGCCAACATTGCCCTCTTTTCGTCAACTGACATTCTGACTTTGGGATTTATCCACTTGTTAAAGGACAATTCAATCTCCTCTTCAAGTCTCCACATAATCTCTTCGTTCGCTTTTACCAACTTAGAGTTCTCAAATCGCTCCAAGGCAATTTGGGTTAGTCTACCGTGTAACTCATCTATAAGGGCGCCATTGTCTACAGATGCCTCCATATCTGCTCTACCACCCAAGCCACCAATCTCTAATTCTATTTTGCCAATTCGCCTCTTAAGAAACTCTCTTTCTTGTTCTATGTTTTTCATTTTTATGCTATTGCTCGCCTCTTCTTTGGTTATTTCTTGGTGTCTCGGTGCCAAATGCTGAACAATCCCTATAAGGTTCTTATTTATAGCCTCTACTTCATCTGTCTGTTTATCTAAACTCTTCTTCACCTTCTCTTGTTCATCTTTAGAAAGTCCATAGCCACTCAGTTCAGTTTCAAACACATTTCTGATGGTATTGTGATAGCCTTCCCTCATCTCTGCCAAATGTATCCTCTCCGCAATAGTTTTTGACGTAGTATTGATGATTTTTTTGTTGAGTTCACTAATGCTACTACCGTAAAAGTGTCTCTCGTTAGCCTTATCAAGCAATAGTTTTTTCAAATCGGCAAGTTTTTCTAACCTTGTAGTTTCAAGTGCCGCATCTAATACTTCGTCTTCGTTTTCTGCTTTACTACTCTCTTTTTTCTTTTCAGCCTTCTTGGCCTTCTTTTTTTCATTTCTCCTTTTTTTCTTTAGGGCTTCTCGTTCTTCTTTTGTTAACCCCTTCTCTTCAACCCTTACCCTTTCCTCATCACTTTCACTTTCACTTTCAGCCCTCGTATTAACTGGACGTTCAGCCTCAGCTTCTTCTAAAGCAAGAATTGACCTTTCCCTTAGTTCCTTCTGTTCCCTAGCCTTCCTTTCAGCCTCTTTCTTCTCCTCAGCAGTCCTTCTCTGCGCCCGTTCAGCATCTTCTCTCTGCCTACTTTCCCGTTCTCTGGCCTCCTTTTCCTTTATAGCCTTTAATCTTTCAAATCTCTTTCTGGTTTCGTCAGCCCATTCCTTTCTTTGTTCTAGTTTACTATCACGGTTGAGGAAGTATATTTCAGCAGCCTCTTCAGCCTTCGCATCAGTTGACTGGTTAAGAATGCCGAGCCAGTCCCTATAATGGGGGAATGTCATAGCCTCTTTCGTCCCATCTGGTTTTAGAACCTCCCCTTGATTTGGGTCTTCCTCACCCACTGCGCCAATGTCCCCAGATGAGAAACCATGTGTTATGTGGTGGTTAATGAATGCTAAGAACTCCCTTTTCAAGGGTGAAGTGGTAAGTTGATATTTCTGTCTGAAATAGAGGCCTCTGTTTCTTTCGTCCGCATTTGCCATTCCACCCTTTAGTCTTCTCTTCTTCCTCTTATACTTACCTTCACCATCATTTCCCTCACTATCACTCTGGTTCAAAAGGTCATTCAGCCAATGTCTGGGTTTGGCTTCACCGGTTGCTTCACTAAGATGAAAAAACACTGGCGGACTAGATGGGGTGTTACCAACAAAAAATTCCACGGGGGGTAGGGCAGATGGAGTTAAGGGGGTAGGGGAAGAAGGTGTTCCAGTCTCCTCAGAGGGTGAAGGGCTTACACGGGGAGAACGGGCTGTTATTCTTAGTATAGGAGAAGAAGGGGGTGATGCCCTTGGTTGGGAGCGTCTAGATTGTTGTTGAATTCTCCTAGCCTCATCTTGTCTTCGTTGTTCTTCAGCCCTTCTTTCTTTCTGTTGCCTTAGTGCTTCAGCCTCAGTCTGTAGCCCTTGCTCCCTAGCAACCAACGCACGTTGATATCTCTCATTTCTCTCATGTTGTAGGGCAATCCCGTTATTTCTTACACGGGCAGCTTGGTTTTGCTCTTCCATATAGGGATTTGCGTCCGGTTTATCACTACTAGACTGGTAATCAAGCCATTTACAACAATCTTGAAACCACCCACCACCTTCTTTCCTCTCATTAGCATACAATGCTCTCATTTGTGCCAATGCCTTCTTTTTGGGCATTGGCTCCTTTGATTTATGTTTCCCATCTTCACCAACTACCCAATATAAATCCTTGTTGGGTGCCTTGCGCAACTTGTATGGCATTCTAATCTATACGTATATTTTTAATCATCGTAAATCTGTATCACCGGGGGCATTGGTGCCTTAATCCTTTTCAATCCACACCAATACTTCCCAGCCCTACCTACACCCTCCTTCCAACTGCTCTCCCATTTATCATTCACCATCTCTGAGACCCATCGCAAACACTTGAAATCATGGGAGTGCTTCTTTTGTGTTTGCCTCAGACTTTCCATAGATGCCTTAAATCTATCTGTGCTAATATCGTGCTTTGTCATATCCATATACTGCTTCCTCAATGCCGTTGTCTCAATATGGAATGATTTGTTATCCTTATCCAAACCCATTGTGTAATTGGCTTCTAGCCAATCCTTAATCGGGTTCTGGTCATCAATATAACCAGCAGTTGCCTCATCAACGTCTGCTGGTGCCTTAAGTCCCTCCTTACCAAGAAGCACATATGCTTCAAGGAGTAGATGCCACATCTCATCACGCCACTCTGGAGACTTGATAATCTTCTCCTTCAAATCAATATTGATTTTCTTGTGATGAGGTTCTACAACGGTATCCACGAATTGGAATGGGAACCTATCAACCTCTAGACGACGTTGAATACCACCGTCCGGACGATTGAGTTGAGGAATGTTATTCGTCTGGAGAAAGAGGACGAACTGTGGGACGAAGGATACCGTGGAGCGGTATAAATCACGAGCAGAGATAACATCACCACCCGTCCATTCCTTGATGGCACCAACTTGGAGTTTGTCATCTGCCTCTGGCTCTGAAGCCATTACCACCCTTTTACCCTTAGCCTTTGCCAATGGTGGGCATGTTGCGTCCTTCTTATCTTGACCCTTGGTCAATACTTGATGTGGCACTGTGTGATAGTAATCACCCATTACCCTTTTGAGCATTTCTGATAGCAAACCCTTACCATTACCACCAGAGCCAGTCCATACAAAGAACTTCTCATACTTCTTGCGTCCATGGAGAGACATAGCCAATGTCTTGAGCATATGGCTAGTCTTCTTGGACATCTCTTGGGAACCCTCAATATCCTTGGTCTCCTCAAACACTGAACGGATTGTATCCAGCAATTCCTTACGGGCTTCTGGGTATCTCTTCTTAGGGTATTCATACCCAGTATTCAGACAGATGTAATCCTCTGGTTGGATACTACGCTTCTCCATCTTGTCCAAATCATACACGGCATCTTGGAATGCCACGAGATGTCTTGTCTCGTCCATCTTCTTATCCAAGTCCTCGTCATTGTAGCATGATGGGAGGAAGGCAATGACACCATCACAGAATGACTTGTTGCCAATCTTACCCAAGAAACCCATTAGCGCAACGACAAGCTGCTTTACTTCTTTTGCTTTTTCTGCGTCAGTCAATGACGTATCAATAGTCATCTGATGTTCCTTGACAACCTTGGTGAAGGTGTGCCAGATGTCAGATAGGAGACCATTGGGTTGTTTCTCGTAAGTCTTCCAGATGTTGCTAGGGAGCAACTGGAACCAACCGAGTTTCTCGTTGAATAGGTAGGCATCTGGTTTGAGGTTGAAGAAGAACCTAGCAACCTCAGCATGTGAAGGGTTCTTGATGAGCGCCCAGAAGTCCTTGCGTTGTTTGGACAACTCAAGGTAGGTGTCCATATCATCTTCAGAGAGCCACTTCCATAGAAGTGCTTGGGAGAGGTTATCCTTACGGAATGCCTTCCACTTCTGAGTAATCCAGTCTGCGCTCGTAGATTTCCAATGCTTGGACTTCTTGGATAGATTGATGTAGGAGGACAGAGGTAAACCCTCGTTGAACATAACGAAGCCAATCCTAATCCAATCTGGGTAATAGTCCCAACGATGTTGCCCTAGAGCGCCAAGCACTTCCATAAGGAGGCCTTGCGATACCGCATCGTCGTCAGTAGGGTCAGTCGTCTCAGTGGTGGCTACAGAGGTCTCAGTTGCCACCACGGGGTTGCCCCGGGTTGCCCTTTCCGCAGATGTTTCTACTTCAAAGACACTCTTGGGTTCTGGGAGAGTTTCGCAACCCGTAGGGATATAGGTGATAAGAGTATCAATGACAGTCCCAGCAATGAGTTTGTAAGGACGGTCTTGGAGTGGCTTGGTTTGCCAGAGCATACGCATCTTGCGTTGCCCATCATTGAATACTGACATATCAATGATGAGACTGCCTTCATGGTTCTCCCCAGCCTTCTTCTTGAGGATTGTAAGGACTGGAATAGTATCCTTGAGAAGCCTCTTGAGCATAGGCGCAATCTCCGTTTTCACATGATGTGCGATGGCCTTCTTAGTGCCACAGAGTTCTTGGAAGTGAATGGTGAATGAGAGTTTGTTGGATACTGAGCCATCATCAGACGCACACTTCCATTTACAACTCTCCTTGATGGCAACACCCTCAATAGTAAGGAAGACAGCCTTGATGGCATCAACCTTGGTATCAAAGGCAGCTTCAGACGTCTCATGGGGCATCTCACCATCAATATCTACATATACCCTATTGAGGACACGTGTAGGCTCGTCTTGAATGGGTTGAGTGCGCTCATAGCAATCCTTGTGCTTCTTGAGATATGCCTCTATCTGGCTGATAGGAACCTTAGCATAATGCTTATCAGAAGCCTTGAGGCCACTGGAAATAGCGATTGTCTGCTCTGGTATTTCGGGGTTGCGTGGGGTTGCCCTTTCCGCTGACTTTTCTACAACGGGCTTCATTTCTACTTTGGTGCCGGAATTGGCAACCCCGGTGTTGAACGCACCACAAGAAGAACAGAGACCATTAGAGGCATCAGTGATATTATCACAACGCTTACACTTAACCAGTGGGGGAAGGGGCATATACAATCTTTCAATTGGTAATTTCCTTCATTTTTTATAGTAGATTACATATACCTATATACAGCGAATACAGCGAACCACAGCGAATTCGCTGTGCCTATATAGCACTATGGTATGAAAATTGATTGATTTATTTACCCTAGTGCTAGTATGCCTTCCCGTGTTTCTAAGATGCGCCTAGCAGTAGCAGTGTATGCCGATGTGGTTATCCCCTCTTACATTAACCTAGACCCCTCTGAAGAGGGTAGCCAGTGGTTTGTAAGATATGATACTCTACACTACAAAGAAGATGGGCAAGATAAGAAATACCCTCTACATGATGTCGCCTACGATGGTGATTATAAAAGACCAGAAGTAGAGGAGACTATTGATGAACACTATGACACTGAAGAGGAAGAGGAAGATGATGCGTCCTCTACTTCTTCTGGTGATAGCACTGTAGAAGATATGAAGGAATTACACGGTGAGGAACTTAATAACACTGCTGGGAAGACGTGTCATATATGTGGTGCTTGGCATAGGGAATGGGTCAGTGAAGAAAAAAAGAAATTTATAACAAGGGATTGCGCTTGTTATAAGTGGAAAAATAATAAAGATTATGAACAACTAGAGCCTCAGATAGATGAAGTGCCTCAGAATGTAATTGTATTCACTGATAAGGCAGAGCCTATCAAGTGTTATTACTGTGGTAGTTGTGAAGTAGAACAAATGGTTAAGTTTGTTAAGTATCACGCACACTGGCAATGTCATGCGGCAGATGTAGATAGGAGGATAAAAGAATTACGTCGTGCTTAGAAAAGT